CTCATGTCGTATGTGAGCTTGTCTTCGATGGCAGATGGTGCGCCTGCAATCATGCTCTGAGCACGAAGCACCTCGGTTGAGTTCAAAGCCTTGTAGAACTCGGATATATTTTCTATATTAGCTGCGTTCATAGCGTATTGTTTTATTGATTGTTTTTAATGAAGGGCGGCCTAACACCGCCCTTTGTTATTTATTAAAATGGGAAGCCGTCATCTTCTACTTCGAAGGCAGCAGAATCCATTGAAGCTACTACAACTCTAGTTAACGGCTTGCTCACTCGCGCAATCCACTCATCAGACATCTTTATTTTATCTTGGATGAACTCGGGCAGCTGAGCAAAGATAGCATCATCATGCTCTTCCGTGTTATAGCAAAGCGGCGTGTTAAATGCAGGAGGGCAAACCAATCCTTTCGGCACTGGAGAGATTCCAATGATGTTGGCATAGGTCATGTCGCCCTTAGTTACATGTGTCAAATTAACCATGCAAGGCTTTCCAACAAGCGTGAAGATGTCAAAGTCTTCCGCAATCTGATTGCTCATCTTCTTGCCTGCCCATGATTCGATGTCTCTGCGGAGTACCGCTTTCTCGTTCATGCTAAGGTTGTAAATGCTGCGAGCATAGAATGGCTTCTCTTCGCCGCCTTCCTCGAATGCGTGTGTTTCAGTGGGCAGTTCAAAGATGAATTGCACTTTGCGTTTTTTGCCAGGGAACTGTCCTGTCTGCATTGTAGTTCCGAGATCTACGATTTGGTAACATCTTGCAACAAACGCTCCTTCTGGTGCGATTGCTCGGGAGGTGTTATTCCCTGAGGGTGCTTTTAAGCCCATAGTTAAATTGATTAGAATTGATTTATTAATTGTTTAAAAGATACTTGAGTATTGTGCAGCGTCTTCTGATACATTGTAAAGAACTCGCCAACTGTTGATGGATGATAAGTGCGAACTGATTCATCAAGGCCTTGAGTCATCTCCTTGGAGAACTGGCGAACAAGTATAAGTGAGTTCTTGTCGCATCTCTGAAAGAGACCTTGATGACAACCGTCTTGCACAATTGTTAGCATGATGCCGCTAAGATGGTCGTAGTTAAAAAACTGCGTTGAATCGTGTGATTTGAAAAATGTGTTCATAGTGAATGATTGAAGTTTGTGGGCGGTAGTTAGCCGCCCGATTAAATTATCCTTTAAAATATCCAGTGTCAATTCCTAAATCAAAAGAATACAACTTGTATTTAGTCTTAAGATTTATAAAAGTATCTTCATCAATGTTGCCTTCTCTTTTTGTTTGCATTATATTAATTGCAACTGTTAAAGCATCCTTATAATTTGCCATTTTAAGAATGTCAAGCATTGCGTGACTATCGCAGCTATAAGCTCCTGATGTAATAGGTGATAATTTTTTCATGATTAAATGATTTATGAGTGAATTACTGACTGATTGGTTGACAAATGTATATCTTTATTTTGATTATACACCACCTTTCAAAACTATTTACACGCAATTATCCTAACTCGCACACAATCAGCACGATTATTTTCTACTTGCTCCTAATCCGAAGCCTATGATTGCTCCAACTCCCACCTTAAAGGCTGTTGTCTGATGCCACTTTTTATCCTGCTTGATGTAGATGTTCTCCATTCCAACGATGGAGACATTGGGATTGTCAACTCTTAGGCGGACCACAGTGTCCTTCTTCTTGAGCAGTCGGTTGACGAATCCAGTGCGCATGGTGTCACCGACAGCATAGGTGAACTTGGCAGGAATCACTAAGCTATCGAGCTGCAACCAACCGAGGCGGTTGATCATGCCACCGATTGTGTACCACTCGGTCTGCTTAAGGAATGGCTTTGGCAGTTGGATGTAGGGCTGCTTGTCAATCATCACAGTATCGCCTAGCTTGATTTGAGTCTTGATGATTGTTCTGGTCTCAATCTTTACAACCTCAACAGCGTTCTTGACTTTCACTTCCAACTCCGCAATCTGTTGTGCTTGTTTTGCCGCATCAGAGCCGCTCTGTGCGATTATCTTCTTTTGTGAGGCGATAAGTATGCTGTCCTCATACATCGTGTGCTTAAGGCGATAATCTAACTGCACATTGTCAGCGCACGACTTGAGCAACAAGAACACTAGTAGAATGACTACGCCCAAAATAAAAGTCTCAATACGTATAGATGCCATGTTGTATGATTTTTATAAGTTCCTGCGATGATTCCCAAAACAATCTTTTATCCTTCAACTCTGCTTGCAATATTTGCAGTGCAACACAAACCGGCATTCCGCGTTCCATCACGTACCAGGCGGCAACCTTAACCAGTCTTTCATCCGCTTGCTGATCCGTCATAACTCCCGAGCTGCTTTCTTGATTAGTATCTTGATTGCATCATCAAGCTTGTTGACCGATGTGTGTATCATGCTAAGCACATCTTTTCTGTCTACATCGCTTGCGCCTTGGTGCTGCATGAGCATCTGAACAAGACCAGAGATGTTGGTCAGCGGCTGTCGAAGTTCATGGCTCAGCATAAAGCGGAACTCCTCAAGCAGCACTCTTTGCCGCTCGTAGTCATGCGAGCTGATGCTTGTCACATCCACCATCTGGATGCCGACAAAGTGAAGAGTGTCAGCAATCGCAAAGCAATTCCAAACATTATATCTGTCGCTTGTGTTCTTCTGTCTTGTGCGAGCATAGACTCTTGAAGGCTCAGGAGATTGTTTGCGAGCTCTTTCAATGGCTTCAATGAAATCATCTTTGTCACCTTCAATGCTGATTATGTCGGTAATCTTAGTAGGCTTGATGTGGCTAACATAGTTCTTGAACAGCTCATTGTTGGACACAATTCTTCCATCTTGATCAGTCACCACATAAAAGAGGTCAATCGAATGTTCTAAGATGAAGAGCGAAGACATTGGTTGAGTTCGCTGTAAAGGTTTGACCATGCGCCCATCGAGCTCCATGCCCATTGCGCTGTGAGATAAATTGTAAAAGTCAACAGCATGCCCATAATTGGAGCATCCATTGTCGGTTGATATTCTCGGAACTCAGTGCGAGGCTTGATGATTATCTTCGCTTCTGGCTTTGGAGCAAGTAAGAAAGCAGATGTACTCGGCTTGATGGTATCGCTTGCGTAGGTTTGTTGCATCGGCTGTGGCTCTAACATTGGCTCAGTGGGAGGAAGCTCGTAAGTTTGCCCCCACTGATTGGTGCAATAGTTGCGCCCAAAGATAGTGAATTTCTCCATTGACTGATATACAACTTGCGGCTCAATGTGGATAGTATGATGATGAGTATGGACTTTGCAGCCAATACCCACCACGCACCCGTCATCGAGTGTAGTATACAGTGAGTCTCTTCCGTCATCCATTGTCATTGCTTTTAGGTATGTATCCTGCGGCCACCATAGCTGCAACAATAGCGGCAAGTGTCTCTGTGGTAATCTGCTTAAAGATTAACGCAAAGACAGAACTAAGAATCACCAATGAGCCAATGGTTGGCCTCCAATACTTGAGAATTATGTCAAGCACTTTCCTCGGTTTGCTGACTCTTCTTGCGGCCATATTATTTAAGAAACGATTGGAGTGAAATATAGTTGCGCCTCTTTCTTGCGCCTTCTTACAAGTCCAGTGGAAACCTCGCCGCCTGCTCTGTTCCACTTTAGGAACTCGGCTGCAATCTTTGGATCGTTTGGATTTGCTTTGATGAATCTCAACAGCTGCGACTTGGCAAGGTTTCCTGCACCTAGGTTAAAGCAGAAACTTACAAGCGCATCAAACTGATTTTGATTCACCTTGGTGTTGTTAAGCAGCCCAAGGACACTGCCCTCAAACTCCTTAAGGTGATCCTTAAGAAGCTGCGCCGCCTGCTCTCTGGTAATCGTCTGCCCGAGCTTGACCTTGCTGCCATCATGGTAGTATGTCGCGCCGTAGCCAATGGTCGGCACTCCTGCTGAGCAGAGGTAGCTAGTTAGCCGCATGCCTTCAAACTCCTGAATGAGTCTGATGCCGTTGCTAGATGATTTCATATTGGAATTGCAAGGTAACGTATGACATTGTTAATTCATCAGTGACAACTTCAATTCCAACTTGACATGTGTTGTTGGTTGTGTTTGCTGCGATTGTTAGTGCAACAAGTTCAGATTCCGTTCCTGCATAAGAATATTGAAGCAATCCAAAACATTGCTTTACAGTTGTGAAATTAGATGGAACAGGTAGCTCTACTTCAAAAAGACCTGAATTTTCAGCAGCGGAAAAAAGTATCTCTAATTGAATTGATACAGTTGCAACATTACCAACTCGGATATAGGTTGCAGCATTAGGTGCAGCCGTCAAATTTAACTCTCCGCTAATTGTCGGAGTATAGCTGCCACTTTCCAAGCCAAATGCTGATGCGATATTTTGCACCTCAATCTTCTTTGATGTCCCTTGCGGACTTTCAGAAAAGTCGCTGACATCGACAATGTATAATAAGTCATCACTTGCTGCTGAGCCTAGTGCTCCTAAGTCGGTAATTTTTACGCCTGCCATATCGTTAGTTGTTAGTTATGTAGTTAAGTGCTTTGGTTGAGTTAGTGAACTTGATGCCGTTGAAGGTGAACTGGTTGACATTGATAAGGAATACTCCCACGTTAGTGCCCAAGTGAACGCACACTTCGTCAACCACCTCAACAGATTCCACATTGGATGCAACCACCCCAATCACCGATGAATAAAAAGTGACAAAGCCACCTTCGAGAGTAATGTCTATCATATTTTTTCGATTGTATAAAATGAAGTTAGAAGGGTATCTCCTGCATTTGCTCTCTGATTTGCAAAGATTATATACTTATCAGTGCTCCAATCAATGTTTGAACTTGTAAATGAATTTGATGCAGAATCATCTGTGGAAATAGCAACAGATGCTGCAATTGCTTCTGTATTAGTTGCAGACTTAATTACTAAATCTCTTTTTATCTGTTGAAATAATACAGCAACACCTGCCACAAATGTTGCGATAAGTATTGGAGTTCCATTTAAGTCATTGGTTGTGTTAATATAAACACGCATAGTTTTTGTTCCTAATGCGCCCGTTGCTCTCATTCGATTATAAATTCGTATAATATCTCCAACTGCAAATGTGCCTCCTGTAATCAACTGCGAATGACTTAATGTGTTATTTGCAGTTGATGTTGCAATACCATCTGTAGTTGACTTGTAAGATACACCACCACCACCACTATACTGAGGAATGTTCAATGTTGCACCGACTAATGTAGCTGCTCCACTTGAGCCCGTTGTTGTTAATGTGATGGCATTCTGCTTGGCTGTAAATGTGTTGAAGTCAGCAATACTTAATGCACCTCTATTGGATGCACTTGCAGTAGGTAGATTAAAGGTATGAGTAGCAGTTGTGGATGATATCGCGAAGTCAGTGCCTGTCGTTCCAACTGCAAGCAGCTGAGTCTGAGCAGTCAGTCCATTAAGCGAAGTCAAGCCAGTGGAGAAGGTGGTAATGACTTGGCATAGGTGACCATTCTCAGTATGTAGTTCAATAGTTTTGCCCGATGTATTTACAAATACTCTAAGTGCTAATCTATCGGTGACTGCAAGGGTTGTAGCAGGCACTGCTAATGCAGTGAAATAAGCATCTAATGTAGTGCCGTTTGTTATGCCTTCAGGTGTTGCTGAGTCATTTGCAATTGATGTGAATGTAAGTCCTATGGTATCATACTT